TGGACAAGACAGGCCACTGGGTGTTTGGTGCTGACCAGACTGAAGTCGAAGACGACTCCACTTGGGCCGTCAATCCTTTCTCTTTTGTTCACGGCTTTATCGCCTGGGGCGACGGTGAAGTGCTTGGCGAGAAGATGACCGGTGTGCAGCATCCCCTGCCTGAGCTTGACCAAGCGCCTCCCGGTGCCAAGCGCGGCTGGGAAACGCAGATCGGCATGTCTTTGAAGTGCCTCACTGGTGAGGACAAGGACATGGAAGCGCGCTTCACCACGACCTCGGTCGGCGGTAAGAAGGCCGTGCAGGCTTTGGGTGTCGCCATCGCCACGCAAGTGGAGAAGGACCAGACCAAGCCTGTTGCCATCGTGCGCCTGAAGAAGGACCACTACGTTCACAAGTCCTACGGCCGCATCTACACCCCGGTGTTTGAGATCGTGGAGTGGGCCAGCATGGACGGCGCTGCTGAAGCGCCAGCGATCGAAGAAGCAGCACCTGCTGCTGGCCGTCGTCGTCGCGCAGCCTAAGTGAAACAGGGGCCGAAAGCGGATGCTGCAACGGGGGTGAGTCCCGACTGTGGGGAGACTTCCCTGCCCACAGCGCAGTGCAGCGAGTAGGCCCCACCTATAAAGTAAAGTACAGTATGAATCTTTGGCTTGACTTTGAAACCCGTAGCCGCTGTGACCTGAAGGCCAAAGGCGTCTACAACTACGCGCAGGATAGTACGACTGACGTCTTGATGATGTCCTACGCCTTCGACGATGGTGAGGTGCAGACGTGGCTACCCCATCAGGAATTCCCAGCCGCTGTACGCAATCATACCGGGCTGATCTACGCCCACAACGCCGCCTTTGAGCGGCTCATTTTTTGGTATGTCTTGCAGGTCGACTTCAAGCTGGAGCAGTTCGTCTGCACCGCAGCGCAGGCCCGCGCCAACTGCGCGCCTGGCTCGCTGGAAGATGTCGGCCGCTTCGCTGGCGCTGACATGCGCAAGGACCACCGGGGCAGTCAATTGATCCGGCTGTTGTCCATCCCGCAGGCCGATGGCCAGTTCCGTGAAGACGCCGCCCTGATGGCCGAGATGGTCGAGTACTGCGAGCAGGACGTGCGGTCCATGCGTGCCATCAGCAAAGCCCTGCGGCCGCTGTCTGATGATGAACTCAAGGACTACCACACCAACGAGCGCATCAACGACCGTGGCGTGCTGGTGGATGTGCCGCTGTGCCAAGCCGCTGTCAAGTACGCCGCCGACGAGACCGTCGAGATCCAGCAGATCGTGGCCGAGGTGACCGAAGGCGTCATCACCAGCGTGCGCTCACCTAAGATGCGCGAGTGGGTGCTCGAGCGCGTCGGTCCAGAAGCCAAGAAGCTGATGTGGACCGGCGAGAAGTATTCGATTGACAAGACTGTGCGGGCTAACTTGCTCGCGATGGAAGACCCCGATGAGATTCCGCCCCATGTTGCAGACGTCATCCAGTGCGCAGACGACCTCTGGGCGTCTTCGGTTGCGAAATTCAATCGCCTCTCAAACTTGGCCGATGAAGAAGATCACCGAGTCCGAGGCGCTTTCGTTTTTGCTGGAGGGGCTGCCACCGGCAGAGCGTCGAGCTATGGCGCGCAAGTTCACAACTTTACCCGCAAATGCGCCAAAGAGCCTGATGAAGTACGCCACGCTATGGTGCGTGGCCACGCAATCACGCCGAGATTTGGTCGCCGCATTACAGATGTGCTCAAAGGAATGCTCCGGCCGGCGCTGATCGCCAAGCCTGGCCACGTCCTGATCGCCTACGACTGGTCGGCCATCGAGGGCCGCGTGCATCCGTGGCTGTCCAACTGCCCAGCAGGCGAGCAAAAGCTGGACGTGTTTCGCTCGGGCCTTGACCCGTACAAGGTCAACGCCGCCGCCACCTTTCGTGTGCCTTACGCAGACGTCGCCGGTGACCAGCGTCAGGTGGGCAAGGTGCAAGAGCTGGCCCTCGGCTTTCTGGGTGGTGCTGGTGCGTTTGAGGTGTTTGGCCGCGCCTATGGCATCCGGCTGTCACCGGGCGAGGTGCAGCGCGCTGTGGACGGCTGGCGCAGGGCCAACCCGTGGGCGCAAGCGCACGGCCAGCAGCTGGAGAACGCCTACCTGCGCGCCATGAGAAACAAAGGGCATGAATTTAAGGCTGGGCGTGTTGTGTACTTGTTCGACGGTCAGACCCTCTGGTATGCTTTGCCCTCCGGTCGGGTGCTGTGCTACCCCAACGCCAAATTTGATGATGAAGGCAACGTGACGTACACCAAAGCAGCCTGGAAGCCCGCCGCCGACGCCAAGGAGTGGCCCCGCGCCCGTCTGTGGCGTGGTCTGGCTTGCGAGAACGTCACGCAAGCAGCCGCGCACGACATCCTGCGTCACTCACTGCGCCAGCTCGATGGCGTGGTCTTACACGTCCACGACGAGATCGTCGTCGAGTGCCCGGCCTCCGAGGCCGACGCCGTGAGCGCTGAAATCCACAAGATCATGTGTACGCCGCCTGCTTGGGCGGCTGGCTTGCCCTTGGCCGCTGAAGGTGTGACCACCACCCGTTATTCGTAAAAAAGAAAGCCCCGGCGGGTTAGGCCGGGGCTGAAGTTCCAACTAAAGGAGAAACCCGTGAAAGATTTCGTTGATCATCTTACCAGACTCGCCCCAGAGGGTGAAACTTTTTTGCTGGTGCGGCAAAAGCCACGCCTCAAAGAGGGCGAGATGCAGTTCCACCCCGATGGGGCCATCAAGGCCACTTGGCCAGCCATGCTGCCCACGGCCAAGGTCAAGCCCGAGTGGGCCATCTACGGCAACACCGCCAGCTTCATCATTGACCGCTTCAAGGATGGCCACATCAGCGCCAGCGCCGCCAACTGCGAGTACGTGCTGGTGATGGTGCTGGACGACGTGGGCGACCCTGAGAAGGCCCCCAACATCCCACCGCTTGCGCCGACGTGGAAGATTGAGACCAGCCCCGGCTCGTTTCAGTGGGGCTACGTGTTCAGCGAGCAGCCCACCAAGGCCGAGTTCAGCGCCGCCATCCGAGCCATTGCCGATGCTGGCTACACCGACCCCGGCGCTTGCAACGCCGTGCGCAATTTCCGCATTCCCGGCTCGATCAACCTGAAACCCGGCCGCAACAACTTCGCCGCCCAGCTGCGCGAGTTCCATCCCGAACGTGATTTCACCCTTGAGCAGATCTGCGCCGCTCTGAACGTGACGCCCGGCCAAGCCGAGGACGCCTACCGCCCGATTCGTATCTCCGACGATGGCACGGACGACGTGATGGTGTGGCTTTCTGACAACGGTCTGCTGCTTTCACGCCCCAACCAAGAGGGCTGGGCTGGCGTCGTCTGCCCCAACTCAGCCCAGCACAGCGACGGCAACCCCGAGGGCCGCTACCTGCCCGCCAGTCGGGCGTTTTGCTGCCTGCACTCGCACTGCATCGACTTGGACTCGTCCATGTTTTTGCAGTGGGTGGCCGACAACGGGGGCCCCAAGCACACCCCCGGCCTGCGCGAGGAGCTGCTGGCCGCTGCGATGGAGTCAGCTCTGTCTAAGCTGGCCCCGACGCCCGAGTACCCCGACGCCGCCGCCGCTATCGTGGCCGAGGTGGAGCGCAAAGAGCTGGGCCGTGTCGAGAAGGAAGGCTGGTATGAGCGCTTTGCGTACCTGCAAGACGATGACGCCTACTTTGACATGCTCGAGCGCCGCGAGGTCAGCCGTGGCACCTTCAATGCGATATTCCGGCACATCGGCTGCAACTCGATCCACGGGCGACGCGGCAAGATCGAAGCCGCCACCAGTTTTGATGAGCACCGCCAGGCCAAGGGTGCCCGGTCGCTGGTCGGCCTGACCTACGCCCCCGGCGAGTCGATCCTCTGCGCCCGTGACGGCCTGGTGTACGGCAACCGCTGGCGCGACGCCCGCCCGGTGGCCGTGGCCGGCGACGTCGGTCCCTGGCTGGCACACGTCGAGCGGATGATCCCTGACGACCGTGAGCGCTCGCACGTCCTTGACGTGATGGCCTTCAAGGTCCAAAACCCTAACCGCAAGATTAACCACGCCGTCCTGCATGGCGGCGCGCCTGGTGCGGGTAAAGACACCCTCTGGGCCCCGTTCCTGTGGGCCATTGGTGGTGACGCCCTGGTCAACGTGTCCTTGGTGCGCAACGAAGAGCTGACCAGTCAGTGGGGCTACGCCCTCGAGACCGAGGTCATGGTGATCAACGAGCTGCGCCAGTCCGAGGCCAAAGACCGCCGCGCCCTAGAAAACCAGTTGAAACCCCTGATTGCTGCGCCCCCTGACATGCTGCCGATCAACCGCAAGGGCTTGCACCCTTACATGGCCCTCAATCGTTTGTTCGTCCTGGCCTACTCCAACGAGCGGGTGGCCATCAACCTCCCCACCGAGGATCGTCGGTGGTTCGTCATCTGGTCCGACGCTGGCCGCATGTCCCCGGCCGAGTCCGTGGGCCTGTGGGCCTGGTACAAGTCCGGCGGCATGGCCCACGTGGCTGCCTGGTTGCACCAGCGCGACGTGTCCGCGTTCAACCCCGGCCTGCCCCCGATGATGACCGAGGCCAAGGCCATCATGGTAGAGGCGGGGATGAGTGGGGCCGAGTCGTTCCTGGTGGAGCTTATGCGCGCTCGCATCGGTGAATTCTCCAAGGGTGTCGTCGGCGCGCCCTGGCACGCCCTGTGCGACCGGCTGCAAGGGTCCGCGCCTGGTGCCATCAAAGTCGTTCAAGGCGCGCTACTGCACGCGCTTAAGGAAGCGGGCTGGATTGACTGCGGCCGCTTGAAGTCGCGCCGGTATGACACGAAAAAGCACATTTTCTGCGCGCCCGATATGGTGGACATGAGCCGGTCCGAGCTGCGCGACATGGTAGAGGATCCCCCGCCGTCAACCCTGCGCGCTGTCAAATGAAAAGGGCCCATTTAGGGCCCTTTTTACAGTTTAAGTAGGACGGCGATTAGCGCGGCCAGAACGGCCGCCAGCGCGGCCATCACGTGGCCCGCCTGACGATGGCCAGCGCTTCTCGCGCTGCCCCCGACGCTTGGCGCGCCGTCATGCCATTCTCTTCGATGGCCACCAGCGCGGCCGTCGCCTGGCCAAGCGCATACTGTAGCGCTTCGATCCTGGCGAACAGTTTGGCCGCGTTTTCGAACCCCTCCGCATAGCATAAGCGTTCGGCCTCGCTAGCGGGCATGCGCATATAGTCAATCATTTTCAAGTCCTTTCAAGTATTCGGCCACAGTCCGGCCCATTAAAAAAGCGTGTTCCGCGCTTGGCAGATCGATCGGTTCACCGTCCAAAGCGTCGGCCAGTTCGATGAGCCATTGATAAAATTCTTTGACTCTCACAGTAGGCCCTCCGGCAAACTGGCGCGAATTTCGGCCGGTGTCCATGGCATCGGTTCGTTTTGAAATGGCCACACTACAAAATCTTGCAGATCGGCCGCCATGGTGGAATAGGGGCCAGTCTGAAACAGCGCGCGGTATGCATGGTAGACCTCCATGAGCTTTACCGGCCGTCCTTTGTGGTGGCCGTGCACGCCTGGCCGTGGCCAGCTCTCCCGCGTCGGGTATCGGTCCGGCCGTGGGTTATGCTTGTAACCCGGTATCGGTGAATCATCCATGTTTTGCCCCTATAAGTTGACCGGACGGATTGTCCGCATATGCGGCCGCATGGCCGCATACACTGAAAATCACGCCAGTTTGAGCCGGATCACCTTGGCCATTTTTTGGCCGTGCGCTGGATAGCAGATCAAATCGATGGATTTGTCCCAGCATGCGCGGCATCCCGAACACTTGCCCTCATGCTCATAAGCGCGGCAAAGTGACGCGCCGGCGTGTTCTTGGAAAGTATCGGCGCTGGGTCCAATGACGCTACCGTGCAAGCCGGGGATATATTCCCCGTTAACGCTATCGGCCGAAAAGCGCACGCTCACGTTATCCAGCGCTTTCATTTGCTCGAGCACTTGCCGGAATTTAGGGAATTTGTGCATGCGCGTTGGTAGCCAATGCTTGCACCATGGCGTGCGCTGCATGACTTCCAAGACCTTTTCGGCCAGTGCAAGCGAGTAAAGGTCACCGGAGTCTAACCACCTGAAATAACGGTCTCGCTCGAGTTCTTGCACCATGTCATCAACCCAGTCCAGGCGCGTCCAGTCTAGGCGATTAAATTCGCGCGGCGCTTTCACGTTCGCGAACACGTAATTTCCCGTCGTCGCATAGCATCCCTTGCACGCGTCAACCAGGACACCAGGCGACTCGAGCGAGCCGGGGCAAGTGTCCAGCGCTTGCAAGGACCAAGAACGGATGCCGTCCAGCTTAGAGGTGACAGATATTTTTGGCATGTTCAAGCCCCATAAAAATAGAAGAAACCGGCAAACGGCGCGCCGATGCACGCGGCGAAAAGCGCGGCGTGGAATAGGTCAACAAAAAACTGTTTCATGGTTTGCCTTTCAATAAACCACATAACCCAATTCGGCGTTTAGATCGCGCCCCGCGCCTTCCCAATGCACCGATGCAGCGTAAGCCAAATGGTTATAAAAATACTTGTAATAGCCAAGCATGTCGGTGTCGTTCAATTCGGACGGCATGTTTTCGCCAGCGTCAGAATCGGCGCATGCGCAAAGCAGAGAATCCAGGCGCTCTAAGTCTGCGTAAAGTTTGCCAGCTGCGCTGCGATATGCGCTGCGTTTTTCATCGAGCGCTTTAGCTTGTTGCAGTGTTGTGCCATCGGCGCACATAGTCGCCCACACTGGCGTGGTTTCAGGCAGCGACTCAAGCCACTTGTTAAGTTGTTTAGCTGTCAGTTTTTTCATGGTTTGCCTTTCGTTTATACAGTGTTTGCCCTTCCCGCGAGGGAGATTCGAGCGTAACAGATATCTTTACGCTTGTAAACATGTCTGTTACAAATTGTTACAACTTTTCGTTTGTGGACGTGGTGGACGGATTGTGGACGGCGAAAAAGCGCGGCCGGTGCCCACGTGGCGAGCCCCTATTCATGCGGGTTTGGGCTGTTTGTGGACTATGTGGACAATCAGAATTACAGTTGACAGAAAATAACTGCCTATTTTTTAAGCAAATGGGGTATAGCGAAAAAAACTGCATGGTCCACATGTCCACATTGTCCACACTCGCGCCGCGCGGACCCTGGCGTGAAAAATAAGTTAGTAGGCACTAACCTAAATGTGGACTGTCCACATTGTCCACAAATTCCAGTTTATACAGTGGTGTGTTTGCATACAGTGTCTGGTTTTGCAAACGGGTTGAGCGGGTAAATGTGGACAGCCCACCGTGTCCACACTTAGCCGGGGCACGCTGGCGTGAAACATAAGCCAATACTTATATAAGCCAATGCTTATGTGTTTACCTAACCATGTGCTTATATAAGCGCTGGCTTATATTCGTGTATGCGCATGGCTGGATGCTTGGCTGGTCCGAGCTTGAGGGGGGAGGGGGTAGGGCCGAGCGGATGGGCCAACGGTAGCGTAGCGCTCACAAACAATTTTTATTTTTACGGCAACACTGCAAAAGATTTTTTATTTTTTGCTTTACACTTCCCGCACGCATCCACGCGGCCATACACACATATGAGTTTCCATTCACTGCCACTTGTCATCAACGAAGTGCGCGCCACAGAGGCGGTGCTCAACCGCATCTACGACGCCGCCAAGCTCGGGTTGAAGGGCGACAACCTGGCGTTAGCCGCAGGCATGGTGCCTACCGCCTACCGGCAGTTGTGCGAGTTGGACAGAGCGGCGCAGTTGGCCGAACAAAAGGGCCGCGCCGACGGGGAGCTGCTGGCGTCTAAGCAGCTGCACAAAGCAGCCGAACAGGGCGACGCCAAGGCCAGTCTGGCCATCTTGCAGAACGTCCACGGCTGGGTGGCCAAGCAGGCCATCACAGTCGACGTCAACCAACAGATCAGCATCCTCGGCGCACTGGCCGAAGCCGAGCGACGAGCCGCCGACGTGGTGGACGTTGATGTACGTGCCGTAGAGCACACACCCACACCGGCGTTGCAAGCACGGCTGGTCCCACACAGACAGGAGCAAGCGTGATTAAACTTCTGTTGCTTCTCGCGGCCTTTTTTATAGTCTGCGCCCTCATCAGCGCTTTGTTAGACTGACCATGCAAACCACCATCTATTCGGCCGAAGACGAACAGGAGTTGATGTCCCGGCTGTGGTCGCCACAGTACAAGGACAACCCGCTGGCGTTTGTGCTGTACACGTTTCCGTGGGGCGTCAAGGGCACGCCGCTGGAACACTTCAACGGCCCACGCAAATGGCAGCGCGAGGTGCTCCAGCAGATCGGCGACCACATCAAGGCAAACAAAGGTCAGATAGACTTCAGCACCCTACGCCACGCAGTCTCATCAGGTCGCGGTATCGGCAAGTCAGCACTGGTCTCATGGATCGTGATCTGGATGCTGTCCACACGCATCGGCTCGACGACCATCGTGTCGGCCAACTCAGAAAGCCAGCTCAGAAGTATCACATGGGCCGAGATCACCAAGTGGCTGGCCATGTCGCTTAACAGCCACTGGTTCGAGGTCTCGGCCACTAGGCTGATGCCAGCCAAGTGGCTGACCGAGCTGGTCGAGCGTGACCTGAAGAAGGGCACACGTTACTGGGGCGTCGAAGGCAGACTCTGGTCGGAAGAGAACCCAGACGCCTACGCCGGTGTCCACAACTTCGACGGCGTGATGGTGATCTTTGACGAAGCCAGCGGTATCGCCGACGCCATCTGGGCGGTGACCGCTGGTTTCTTTACGGAAAACACACCCAACCGGTTCTGGCTGGCGTTCTCCAACCCACGGCGCAACACGGGGTACTTCTACGAGACCTTCCACAGCAAGCGCGAGTTTTGGAACACCAAAGTGGTGGACGCCCGCACAGTCGAGGGCACGGACAAGCAGGTCTACCAGCAGATCATTGACGAATACGGGCCGGACTCGTCACAGGCGCACGTCGAGGTGTACGGCGAGTTCCCGAACGCTGGCGACGACCAGTTCATCTCCAGCCTGGTGGTGGACGACGCCATGCGACGGCCGGCGTACAAAGACCCAAGCGCTCCGATTGTGATCGGCGTGGACCCGGCGCGGTTTGGGGCAGACGCCACCGTGCTGGCCGTCAGGCAAGGGCGGGACATTGTGCGCATCATCAGGCACCGGGGCGACGACACCATGACGGTGGTCGGGCACGTCATCGAGGCCATTGAAGAGTTCAAGCCTGCGATGGTGTTCATCGACGAGGGCGGGCTGGGGGCTGGCATCGTGGACCGGCTCAAAGAGCAGCGGTACAAGATCAAGGGCGTCAACTTTGGCTGGAAGTCACGCAACCCGGCCATGTACGGCAACATGAGGGCGCAGATCTGGGGCGACATGCGCGACTGGCTCAAGTCGGCCAGCATTCCAAACGACAGGTTCTTGAAAACTGACCTGATCTCGCCTATGATGAAGCCGGACTCCAAAGGGTCGATCTTCTTGGAGTCGAAAAAAGACATGAAAGCCCGTGGCTTGGCATCACCCGACGCTGCCGACGCCATCGCGCTCACATTCTCGTACCCCGTTGCAAGCCGGGGTGAGTACAATAAACCCGAGCGGCGCATCGTTCAAGAGCGCGGCATGGTCTCAACCGGATGGATGGGGGCTTAAATGGCAACGAAAAAAGGCGTTTCACTCTCTGTCGGTCGTGGCGAAAAGCTGCCCGTGTCCAAGGGCGCTGGCTTGACAGAAAAGGGTCGAGCCAAGTACAACCGCGAGACTGGCTCCAATCTCAAGGCTCCGGCCCCAAACCCCAAGACCAAGGCCGACCAAGGCCGTAAAGACTCGTTCTGCGCCCGCATGGAAGGGGTTGTCAAAAACGCCAAAGGTCCAGCAGAACGGGCCAAGGCATCACTCAAACGATGGAAGTGCTGATCATGGCTACGAAACCTGGACTCTACGCAAACATCAACGCCAAACGCGCCCGTATTGCCGCAGGCAGCGGCGAGAAGATGCGCAAACCTGGCGCTGCTGGCGCACCCACGGCCAAGGACTTCAAAGAGTCGGCCAAAACCGCTAAACCTGCCAAAAAGGCCAAGTAATGCCACTCGTCAAATCCAAATCCCCAGAGGCATTTCGCAAGAATGTGAAGGCCGAGATCGCTGCTGGCAAGCCTGTCAAGCAGGCCGTGGCGATTGCCTACTCTGTTAAGCGCGAAGCTGCCAAAAAACCAACAATGAAGCCCAAAAAATGAGCCTCCAAGCCCTGCAAGACTGCCTGATCGTGCGCCCAGACATGGAAAAACATGAACTTTTCATCCTGTTGCGCGAGAAACAAACTGGCACGGGTGTGGTAATCTCCGCTGGTCCTGACGCCAAGGACGTGAAAGTCGGCGACAAGGTGCTATTTGGTGATTCCATCGGTCAAGACCTAAAATACGAGGGTGACAACCTTCTGGTCATGAGGGAATCACACACCCTCGGAGTATTTGACGCATGAAAGACACCACCGGAATCGTAGCCGCAGCAAATGTGGCAAAAAACGGCC